CCTTAAAATCCGGAGCATTTGGATACTGAATTCTGTCTTGGGCAATACCTGTAAAGCTTTGCATACGGCTGATAATAGCTTGCCTTGTCTGCTCTAAAGTCATTGCCATTCTAGCCACCATACTTTTGAGAAATATAAGTAAACGTAGTGCTGTAAATACCTTGCGGTGCTTGATCAGACCAGCCATTTTCTAAGCGTTCAGCATATGGCTGGTTGTTTTGTATGTAGACCAAATTGCCGAGCTTAAACTTCACAGCTTGAATAGCAGCATCCTGAACGGCGTTTGTTTCTGGTCCACGTACCCCATAGTCACCAGATCCAATCGATACAATATGGGAAGCACGATAAACACCCGTATCAACTGGACTTGAAACAACTAATGATTGCACTGTATCCATCGTAATTTTCTTTACCTTATCTTCTGCTGCTTTAGAGACATCAAGACTAAAACTAGTCGGTTTTTTTCCCTTCCACCCCATAAATTTCTCCATTAAAAAACCACTCAGATAAGAGTGGTTTTTTCTTTTTCAAAAGGTTCTTAATTAGCGCTTCCACAAATATCAGTAGTACCTGTTGGATATGTAAACTGCATATTTGCTTTATTAGTAATTAACTGGACTGAAACAGTTTTACCTAGAAATTTAGAATTAGGATTTGGTGATTGTATACCCGCCCCTTTAAAACCAATACTTTTTAAAGAGTTTTCCGTAAGTAAGTTAAGGTATCCATAATTTGTACCATTGATGATATACCCCATTTGTTTACTAACCTGATTAAAATAAAGACCTACTCTAACTTTGCCATCTGTTGGCACCGTAACAGGGATTACCTTGCGATCAAGCTCCTTTGCAACTACTGAACCGGAACTATCTCTTTTAGTACTTGCTCCAGTGAGTGTCACATAACTTCCATCAGCATAATTTGCATCTTTATTAGATAACCCATAACCAAGATCTAAACTAATTTCATTTTTTAAATTAGAAGCTCCTAATATATTGAAGGCTAGCTGTTGAGTTTCATGGCTATCTCCTAATGCGATGTTTTTAATATTTAAAACATCAAATATAAACTCTGCTGCTATAATATTTGTTCCTATTACTGATTTATCAACTAAAGTAGTCTGAATAGAAGGTAAACTTATCATTTTACCGGAAGTTACAATTTGGTCAGCTGGTGTACTTCCTATATAACCAATTGTTGCCGTACCTTTTTGCTCAGCAATACTAATTGGAGACATTAATTTAATCGGCCTTCCTCCTGCTGCATTTACCGCATCGACTTGAGACTGAGTTGCATCAAAACTATAAGTACAGGCAGCATAAGTATTTACTGAAACTCCACTGCTGATTAATAAACCCAAAATAATTTTATTCATGTAATCTTCCTTTTTTATTTGAGCAAACAGTATAGCCAAGCATATAAAAAGATTGATTAAAAACTGACAAGTGGTAATTTTTATTTCTTTAAAAACTTTTTCTTATTTAACTTCTAACCAGCGTGTACTGCACATGTTGAAATGGAGAGATATGCCATAAGGGAATGTAATCTGTACTTATCATTCACACTCCTAAATTATGGTCAATAAAAAACCCGCCGAAGCGAGTTAGAATCACCTATCAGTAACTTTTAACGTTATTGCCTCTTCATTCAAATTATTAATCTTTTCTATTACTTCATTGATTTTTTGATCAATTTCATGAAAGTTAGGAACGTAGATAGAAATTTCATGATCGGTATTCATTTGAAACTCTTTATCTAACATATAAATATCACCAATAATACTTTTAAGTTTACCGGTAATTTCTTTAGCCAAATTTATAAAATTATCGATATTAATGTTAGTTTTCTTAATTCGGTTCATGTCACCTACAACTGCGGATACTCTCATTAATAATATATTCTTTGTATTATTAATTGCTAATCCTCGCTTTTCATCATTCTTTTCACCTGCGCAACAATTGCTATAGAAATCCATAATCGCATACATAATTTGGTTTAATTCTTTTATAACTGCTTCACTCTCACTTTCTAACTTTTTTTCTAAGTGTTCCTTTCTCCAATCACTAAAGACTAGCCATGCTATCGCAGGTGCTAAAAAATATGCCAACAATGTTAAAGAATCTCTTAATACAACATAAAAATCTTTGTATTCAATAGTTTTTTTAAGATCAGAGTTTGTAATAAATCCCATAATAAAAAAAGATAAACAAAACATGCATAACCAAAAAATTGTGAGTTCTGTTTTTGCTTTTAATGTTGATTTAGTCATATATCCCCCTATTTTAGAAGGATATTAGACCAAGTATTTAAACCTTCCTCAACTGACATTTCCAAATAGTTGCAGCCGGATCTTGTTGAATATGAATAACTCTGAATGAACCTGATGTTGTTACCCATTCATCATCTATTTTAAGGGCCATAGACACTTCATTTTGAAGTACGGTCGCTTTCTTATCTGTGGCCAGTACTCCAAGCGTTTGTATTTCATATTGACTGTATGAGCCAAATAGAACGCCACGACCCGTATAGTTTTCTTTAACTTCAACATAAGTTTCTGTCTTAGGATCCCAATTTGATTTAGTGACTCGCTCACACGTAAATGTATGAACGGCGTCTGCTAAATCTTCATTAAATGCTTCAGCAACTTCTGCCTGAATTTCTTCACGTAAGCCCATTAAATTTTCCTGACAAAAAATACACGTTTACGTTTGCAATATGGCTTGATCAAATCAAGAATAAACTGCTCAGTTGCCGTTAGTTTTACCAATCCGTCTTGATATTCTGTTTCCGTCTCAACCGTATCAGCCTTTACTTTCTTGCGCTTTAATGCCTGTTCCTGACCTTGGTATAACTCCCCTTTCATGATGCCCTTGATGATCTGATAAGAGGCTGTTTTCAGGGGCTCAGGAACCAGAGTGACATCTTCATAAGGTTTAACATTACGTGCTAATAGATAAGCTTCTGACATCTGAAGGTATTGAGCCTTATCACTGGCAGATAAAGCATCAAAGCCTTCAACATGTTCTATCGCTTCTTGTTCAGTGATAAAGCTCATGGTTTATTCCTTTGGAATTAATGCTAAAAGTTCGTCTTTTTTAGCGCCTGATTCAAATACAATGCCTTTTTCAGTTAAAACAGCACGAAGCTCATCAACTTTAAGCCCTGCGTAGTTGATTGGTTGAACTTCATTAGACTTTTGATCACCTTCAGGGTTCTGACTACCTTCACCAGATTCAAGCTCAGCAATACGTGCTTTCATTGCCTCAGGATCATTCTGAAAGGCAATAAACTCACCTTTCAGTGTTGCCAGTTGTTCTGCGATTTCAGTTACTTTTGCTTGTGTCATTTGACGTTCTCTCATGCGGTTAAATGCGGATAGGCCCATTGATTTATCTCCAAAAGAAAAGGCGGATAATTCCGCCCGTCTTTATTTAACTTTGTGCTTGAACGCCACAATACGAATCTGCTTTGGATCGTAGACGCGTTCCCAGTTGGTATCAGATGAAAGACCAGCATTGTTCGGTGCAACGCCCATTGCACCAGCCCATTTGATGCCACGAGGATGCAAGACAAAGTGACGGCGGTTAATGAGAATGTCAGAACCTGCTAGGCTGTCTCGGTCAGTCTCAACCCCTACAGGAGCACCGATATCCTGAAAGCCGATAGCGCCTTGCCCGAACAGGAATGATGTGAATACATCACCATCAACTGGCATACCGTCGTCGACAATCACACGGCGATCCATGAAGGTTTTGTAGAGCACCACGCCATCTGCATCACGTACGGTTTCAATCAAGCCCTGTTTGGCTAGTGCAGCCATGGTTGCTGAATGCATAGCAATAGCCGTTAATTTATCGACTGCATCCCCTAGCTTGTATGAGGCATCGATAAATGAAACACCATCAATAACTGCCGCAGCTCCAGTACCAGCAGAGATATCATGTGTATTACTTGCCATACTTGTAGAACCAAATACACCTTTAAGCGTATTTACGGTAAATCCTTGAAACTCACGTGCCCAGTAATCTGCAACCAGATCACCCACCGCACCAAGTGGATCGTCACCAGATAAAGCTTTTGCAAGATCATTGGCACCCCATGCCTTACCACGTGCATGCAAAATGGCAATATCCTGACCCGCAGCAATGTTGTTTACGGTTAGAGGCGTCGCATCTGATAGTACTTCAGATTCCCCGTCCAAATCGTTCCAGAACGGGATATTTACGGTTGAACCGCCTTGTGTTCCGAAAGCAACTTCGACATCCAGCTCACCTACAATGCCCGACTGCCATAAGGCAGATTTCTTGGCAGTTTTATTTAAAACGTACTGAGTGAATAACTCGGGTACGATTACATCAGCAATTTTTGTCTCAGCCATTAGGCTTTACTCCTTAAAGATTAATACCGTGTTTTGCAGCCAGCTCTTTAGCTAGCTGTGGATTTTCATTTCGTAATTGGGCAAGTTTGGTCAGGTTCACCGAACCGTCTGGCTTGGTAATATCGACCTGTCCTTTTGTATTGGTACTACCTGGTGAACCTGTTCCATTTGCTTTAGGCCAGAAATAAGGCTTTTGCTCACGTAAGGTTTCGACCCATTCTTTTGGTGATAACGCCGTCTTACCGTCTTTACCAATGATCACTTCGCCTTGGGTATCGACTGCTACGGCCTTGCCGTTTTCATCGAGTACAAATTTAGAATGGGCAAGAAATGCGATATCTGCTGTTGCTTCTGGCAAAGCCTCCAGTTCAAGAGCAGCTTGTACAATCTGACTCTGAACAACCGACTGCTTGAACTTGTTGGCATAAGCTTCTGCTTTATCAGCTCGTTCTTTTTCGGCATTGAGTAACTTGTCATGCTGTTCACGCATCTTTTCGGTACGCTTCTGGATGACTTCACTCACCTTACCTTCCGCAATTAATTTTGCATCTTCATCCTGTTCCAGTTGGGCAAACAGTTTTTTGACTGTTTCAGGATCAATACCTTCATACTGTTTTTGAAGCTTCTGGAGTTCCTGCTTTGCTGTCTTGACGGCATCACGCTCGCTTTGAAGTGCAGTTTTAAGGCCCTTCGGATCTTCGTAGCCATCCAGATCAAGGCGAAACTTCCCGTCTTCCTCGACATACAGGCTACGATGTTCTTCTTTAACGTCTTCCAGTGAATCAACAATAAATGGCAGTGACATGTTCAAACCTCTCGTTTGATTAAGTTGAGCCTTATCTCAAGGCAATAAAAAACCGCCCGAAGGCGGTACGTTGTAAGAGTGCGATTATTTCAGTGCCAAAATAATCGCGATAACAATGATTCCTAAGGCTAAGCCCAAATTAGTAATTGCCTGCATTAGGCCTGCACGATCAGCACCTTTCTCGCTCATTTTTCCATCTACCTTTAACTCAGTTTTTGATGTATGCTTATGCACAGAGATATTTCTCCTTAACTTTCACCGGTTGAGTTGAATTAAAAAGCTCATGATTGCCGTCATGGGCTTTTTGCTTTTTTGAACTTCAGGTTTGTTGTGTAATTTCGGGTATAAAAAACCACCCTAGTGTTAAGGTGGTTTTCATTTACTCATCTAGATTAAAAGAGGTTGTATCTTGAGCTTTAACTCTTCAACTTTATGTTTTGCTTTAGGCTTATATTGCTTACCGACTAAACATAAGGTTCGACCTGCTTTAGATGCAATATCCGTCAAGTTCTCAAAGTCTAATACCGCTCGATTAAACTGATCTATTAAGCTAAAAGCAGATTGGCGTAATACTTTTTCACATTGGATAAAGTAACGACGTGCGATTCGCCCCTGATCATTGTTTTCCACCATTGATAGTTCTTTGGCAACATCTAAGGTTAAAAGATAATCCGTTTGTCTTGCCTTACCTTTTTGGCCATCTTTTCTTTGGGTTTCGGAAATTGCCGAAAGGCAAGCAAAGTCTTCATTTTCAATGAATCCATATGTTTTGATTCGCTTCTTTATCCAATCAGCAAAACGATCTCCACTTTTCAGCCATTGATGTAAAGTACGGGCGTCAACACAAGGTTGAACCTCTCCACCAATTGTGGCATCCACAACTGGAATTAAAGAATTGTGTAATGTATGGGGTTTATGCATATGCAAGTCCTCTTATAAAGAGTTCCGCTACGCTACAAAATCAAGGAAATAAAACGAAAAAATAAATTTTATTAGTTAGTTATAAATTAGGAAAAGAGAAACCTACCAAACGAAATGTTTAGTGGATTAAACCAAAGGTTTAATAAAGTAAACAAAATGTTTACTTACATAAACCTCTAGACTAATATTTACTAACTAAAGTTAGTAAAGCATGCTTTACTAAAGTTAATTTTTAACCGTTTTACATGTTAAGTATCCTTAATTTGTGCTGGTCAGCAGCGGTTAGAAATTAAGGTCTCTCGTGATTGCAGTTACGAGAAACCACCTGAACCACAAAAAAGATCAAGTATTGCAGTACTTGGTCTTTTTTTTATCCACAAAGTTAACAAGCTGGTTAAAACAGTTTTCTATATGGAAGAGTTCTGGCTTTTACTTTATAAGAGTTGCACTTAAATAACTAGATGTTTACTAAACAACTGCTGTATTTTGTAACATCCCAATTATTCATATATAAATAACTTTGTTATTAAATAAATTATAAAATTCATTATCTAACTTATAACTTACCTTGTATGAAACTAAAGTCATAATCTAAGTTATAAATTAATAACGCAGTTATTATTCATTTATGAATATTTGATTCTTTATAGAAATATTTAATTACAAAATTACCGCCCTTACGAGCGGTAAAAATTAAAATTAAGAATGAATTATTCCTGAGCCAGCACAGTCATTTAGGTCTTTAAATCCCATCCCTCCTTTATGCCAGTCATGAGTTTTAGCTAATTCAAATATAGGCATGTAGACGTTTCGCCCTACCAACTGTCTTGCATCTTCAGCACCGAACTTAAAATGGTCGTGGATGCCATGTCCCACAGATGGGCCAAGTTTTCGGATAGACTCACCAAACTCAGACCACCAGTGATTAAGCCAAAGCATGTGACGAGCTATAGAATCCACATGCTTAGACTCATATTGCTGTTTCTTATCTGCTTGGCTGTATAAAACTATTAAGTGATGCACATACTCAACGGCGACTGGAACCACATCGTACGAAATTTCGTCGATGCTTTTAACATTGAACCGTTGATGAACTAATTTATATGCTTCGCTATAGTTCAAGTGCTTGGTTTTAGACACAAGCATATTTACTGCGCTGGTGAGTGGTTCACGTTCTGATTTATGGGTTTTGGCTAAGATTTCTTTTCGGTGAAAGTAGCAATCTTCAAGTTGCTCAAACACTTCCCATGCTTGATCCGTGTCTAGCATCTTGGCATGACGTGCAGCACCACGTTCTGTCCAGAGTGTTAATGCTCGTGCATTTGGACTGACTATCTTTAAGCTAGTTAGTGCTTTTTTAAAATTTCTTAATTCTTCACCAACTAATTTAAAAAAATGTTTACCTTCAATAAAACGTTCCAAATTTCTTATGTGGTTTTGTTGGATACGAATATTTTCAGTTCCATATAAGTCTGCCAGCATTTCAGTAGTGACCACTGGAATAGCCTTATAGTTAATAACGGAAATTTCTTTATCATTTATATTTGCAATAGTATTCATATATCACCCTACGGATATAAGCCGCCCCTAGTGAGCATGCTTCACATTGCAATAATGTACCTAAATTAAGGTACAAGTCAATATTATTCCTACTTATGCTTAATTTTTTATTGAATCAAATACCTGTTGCAAGTTTTCAGCATATGCTGCGGTATTTTTACTATTAGAATTTAATAGCTCTATAACTTCAGTCCACAAACCTTTTGGAATGGGTCTATCACCAGAGAGCCATTGACGAACGCGTCTAGCATCTACATCGATAGCTCTTGCAAAATCAGTCTGCCATTGAGTGCCATATAGCAACTCACCAGCTTGTCGTAACTGTTCTGGAGTCATATGAGTGCTATCGATTTGTTCAGACATAGTGACGAAAATTCCAAAATATAAACAGGCTATATAAATATAGGCAAAAACCTATAAATTTATAGCCCATTTTATGCGTAAACGTATAAAAATTAGAGAAAATATACATAAACGTATAAAAAAATTAGGTAAAGATAGTTTTTTCTTTATTTTTTTAGAAAAAACTTTTATATCCATTTATATTTTGGATATAAAAAAGCAGCCTTAGGCTGCTTTTTACTATCTGGAGTCAATCACTAGAAACTTTTGGGTTCTTGCCCATCTGTTAAAAAATTAGTTCTCATAACCCCATTTTCTGTATCTGCTTCACACTCTATTTTAGCTGGAACATTGGTATACAAAAATACATTTTCCGACTGCTTAAGATACTCAAAATCTATGTACCATCATATGCTGAAGTACTAATTTCACTAAATAAAGGTAATATTCGTTGTTCAATTTTTGCTTTCTTTAAGCGCTCAGATTGCGGTAATATTACAATATTTATATTTTCAACAACTTGATCAAGCCAATCTTTTTCTTTTGGATAAATAGGGTCTTGCATTATGAGTTGATAACGTTTTCTTAATGCAGGCAAAATACTTGACAGTTCAGATTTAGATAGATTACATAACTCCTCTGAAAATTTTAGAGGTTCAATTTCTTTTAATACTGGAACGTCATAGAATAAATTATCACTATTATTTGTCAAATTTATTCTATGATAAAACAAGCTAGGATTACTTTTCATTAAAGCTACTAACTCATTAGCTTTTTCCTTTAAATTACTGTTATATTTATTCTCATATATAGTATTTATTTCATTTAAAAAATCATTAAAGTAATCAATTCCTCTTGCGAAATAACTATATCCTGAAGAATGCTCTTTATACTCTATTTCTCTTAAGCTTTTTAAATTATCTACAACGGGAAAAACTTTATCAAATGATCGCAAAGCATGAGTCTTTAAGACCTCTAAATCAATTTCAATAATAGAAATATTATTAAAATATACTAACATACTAAAAGTATGTATAACATCAGCCCAATTTTCAAAATTTTCTTGTTCAAGAGCATACTTTGCTTGATCAATTAAGCTATCAAATTCAACCTCTGCCATATCAAAGTAATTCATTAGTTTAAACCAAATTGGTTTCTCAATTTCAGTTCTAAAGTATCCTTCATTAAGTTCCTTATTTATTAATTCTTTTTCAATGATTCTATTCAATAATATATTAGTCCAATTTTCTTTACTAAATACCATATCAGTTATAGATAAATTATATTTATTATAAAATTCACTGGCTTCTTTACCATTTATTCCTCTACAACTTGCTGCTATTTTTTTACTCAATTCGACGTCTTGAAAAAAACTATCATCAGGATTAAAATTTAAAATACCATTTTTAAAAACTCCTCTCTTATTTTCCAATGAAAGAATTAAATATATTTTAAAAGTTTTTAAAAATACATCATTATAAAATAAATCATTCCTAGTAAAAAAATCCTTACTATAAAAATGTTCAAAACTGTATATAGATTGTTTTAAGCTTCTTAAATTTTTATATCCTGCAAGTGTAAATAAATTCATAATTTCTTCTTTATTTGACTCAAGCATTGATCTTAGATGATCATCAGCAACTCCTTCTATAATAGAATCAATAACAACTAAAGTATCTTCAGTGTATGTAAAAGTGGCATCTATTAGTTTTTCTTTAATTTTTAAATACGCACCTTCTTCGATTTGATTTTCATCAGCAATTACTACAGTTTTAATACCAATATTTTCGACAAAGTTATTTATGTGACCAAATAATTCTTCTGTATTAATTTTACATCGCTCCATATCATCAATAAAAATAATAACAGAGTCCTTAATTCTATAAAATCTCTCAAAATCAAATCCTGTAAGATCTACTTTCATACCTTTTAACAAAGTCCCTATTCCCTTTGTTAAGAATTTACTAGTTTTACCATTAACAATAGGATATAACTCTGAGTATATTAAACCATCCAGTTGTTCAAAACCTTTAATCCCATTCAGGCTTATATAAACAACTTTTTTATTCTCAAGTTTCAATTTTTCAATATATTGATTAACGAACCACGTTTTTCCACACCCCCAAGCTCCATTAATCATAATTGCATAATTGAGTTTCTTCTTATCATCATTAAAGTAATAATCCAAATAATCTTCAATATGCTTGTTAGATTCTGATATATATTTAGTTATCATTAATAAATTTCCTTATCAAATAATATAATTAAATTTCCCCCGCCCTGACACATCATACAAAAAAACTTCAATTTTTCAATACTTAACATCACGATTACTGAACCATTTTAATTAATACTTATGTATATTCTATTCTTTACTCTTCCTAAAAGGTGGAAACAAAAAAGCCTTCTCATCCAACTTTTTTAACTCATCCAAAGTATAAAAACGCCCCTCCGGATCAAAGAACTTATCAAAATCAAACTTTCCTTCTTTATAAAGTTTGTACCGCTTTGGTCCTAGCCATTCTTTCTGAAAAAACTCATCTGTTTTCTTAAAGAACTCTCTGAATGTTGTATTGGCATCCAGTTGGCCGATGAGTTGACTTCGCTCATCTTTCGGAATGTCTTTTACTCGTCGTTCATCCATCACAAACGGGCGTTCACCGACTAATTGTCCATCTTTACCAACTCCAACCAGAATACTGCGACAATTCGGGTGCAACGGCGGTACACGTTTTGCTGGATCGTTAATCTCCCACACAGTGCCATCTAAAGATGCACATAGTTTTGATGTTCTTCCATCCAGCGTTGCAACCAATCGAACATATTCAAAACCAATCTGGTTAAAGCTATTAAGATAAGCTTGATTCGCGACATGGCTACGTACAGTCCTCACGGTACGATCGATATCAGATTTAGATGTACTTAATAGACCATCCTCAAAATTAAGACGCTTGGTACCACGAATACGCTGAACAATCTCTTGATTGGTTT